CATGTACTGACGAGCATAGGGTAACAGCATTGGCTTGCGTACGTTGGTACGGTTAGCCTTGTAGTAATCTGCAATCTTCTTGCGATAGTTATCCTTATCAGATAGTGCTAGTGCTACATCCTGTACAGGTGCTTCATCCTCTAGCTTTTGTATCTGTTCGTCAATACGTAGGGCTACGTCTTGTTCAAAGCTGTGTAGTGTCCACAACCCGTCACCCCAGTTGACAGGTGTTTCTGCTGAAGCAGCCGCTTTGAAGGCTACGATGTCAGCATCAATGAGCAAAAGGGTCATCGTCATCTCTCTCCATCTGTTGTTCTAACCGTTGTCTTTCTTTTTCCTGTTCCAGAGTTACGACACGTACGCCTGTCATGACTTGTACATAGTCCAGATAACTCTCTACAATCCATTTAATACACAGGCAAATTGTAACACCGAAGAAGCTACATGTCAAGACCAGCTTGAAAATGAAATCAAAGTCCATGCTGGATACACTCCTTTGCTTGTGCTACTGACATCTTGAACCACTCACCCTTACGTTCAGCTACCTTTGATGCAGCCTTGTGTGCAGCCGCTTCCGCTTTACGTCTGTCATCTGTTGACACAGAGTACATCAGCTTGTAGTCACGCATTGGACTGCTGGTCTGGTAACCATTGAGCCTATCCTCTGCATCAACAGCCATACCAATCTTCACCCACTCAGGCCACGCTGAGTTAGTGATGATGTACACCTGACCTTCTTTACTACGTGTGTAGTTCTCAAGACTAGAGAAGGCAGCATCATCAAATGACTTGTAGTTACCAGCCTTCCACAGTGCGTGGTTACGTGGGATGTACTTACCATTTACGAACATGCGTTGTTTGTTCTGTACTACATTACTCTCTGTACGGCAGGTTTTACAGTACGGGTCTAGTCCATCAGGCATTGCCTTGATGTTATAGAAGTCACTCAGTTGTTTGTCTTCGTTACAACAGGAACACTTCTTAGTGGGTGTCTGCCCAGTTGTTTCCGTACTTGTACTCACTGTCGAGTGTACATCTGAACTTAAAGTGTTGCTCGACTTCTCGCATACATCGTTGAACAAGTCTGCCTGTTTCATCTTCTTGACCTTTCTTCACAAGGATTTGAACTTCGTCATGGATGAACGCTACAATCTGTGCGTCCAGTTTGGCTTCCTTCAAGGCACGGGCTACGTACACGTACCAAGTTTTACAGATGATAGCACCAGCAGACTGAAGCAAAGTGTTCAGTGCTGCGTGGCTGTGTCGGATAGGGATGACACGTCCGTCAAGACCCTTAATCCATCCACGTTCTTTTGCTGCTTTGGATACAGCATCCTTCAAATACTTGAGGGCAGGTAGTTTCTTTAGGAACTTGTTCTTAATCTTACGTCCCTCAGAAGAACCCTTGTTGATAATCTTACCAATCTTCTCGTCACCTGCACCGTAAAGAAATCCATAGATGAATGTCTTGGCGTTGCTTCTCGTGGGAAGTCCAGCAGCTTCCTGATTGGTGGTGTGTACGTCACCCTCTAGGACTACTTTGGCATAAGAACCATCGTCATAAGCAGCCATATAATGAGCAAGGCAACGCAACTCAAGGCCACTAGCATCAGCACCCAACAGAGAATAGCCCTCAGGAGAATGAAATAGGCTTCGACACTCCACACCAAACGCTGCCCCAACGGATGGGACTTGCGCCATGTTAGGGTTGGAGTGAGTGCAGCGAGATGTGACAGCACCCATGTGATTAACACGTCCATGCAGTCTTCCTTTCTTCTCCATCTTCAACCAAGCCTGTTTGCCTGTAGCCAGTTGACCGATACGTTTGTTGAGGAGTAGGTACTCACTCAGCATACGTGCCTCAGGCATATCAATACCAGACAGCACAGTCTCGTCTACCTTTGGGTCACCGTTATCAGTGTGTGCCTCAGGTTGCCAGCCCCTCTTCATCAAGCGGTCAGCAATCTGCTGTCGTGATGCAGGGTTGAACGGGATAGTCTTTGTCTTAGTCTTCATCTCAACGATGGTAGGCTCAAAGGTATCCTGTAGTTCCTTCTCAATGTCTGCCTTGCGCTGGGCAAGACGGGCATACAGAGATGATGCTGCATCCACATCAAACGGAAAGCCATGCTCTTCCTGTTCAAGAAGCAGAGTGTGTAACTCTGTCTCTAAGTCGAGGGCTTCTTGGTTGAAGTTTCTTGCTTCGATTCTTTCGTATAGTCTTTGGTTGACCTTAACGTCTTGGACACAGTAGTCGAGCATCTCCTGTGTGAACGCACTAAAGCCTGTCTCACTGTTGACTTCACCTTTTAACACTCCAAGTCTGTAGCCCCATGCACGAAGGGAGTGTGACCCCACAAGTTTCTGTGGTATCTTACCCTGCTTGACAAGAGTAAAGTCCTTGTCTCGTACGTCAGGCCAGATTGTTCTAGCATACACCAACGTATCTACAATGTTACCCTTGAAGGTGTAACCATGTAGCTTCTTCACTACACGTAGGTCATAGTCAATGATGTTATGACCTATCAAAGTCTTGGCGTTGTCCATAAACTCCAAGGCTTCTTGTGCTTGTGTTGGGTCAAAGGTATGTACCTCATCAGTGTGGACATCCCTGAAGACATGACACCATATCTGTGTCACCTCATCTAACAAGTTGTCCGCTTCTAAGTCCCATATGTATTCCATACCGTGTCTCCGCACTGGTTAAAAGTCTACTTCAACTTCCTCTTCTTCAAAGAAAGCCTCAGTCATTCGTCCCGTATCCTTACTGTACTCAAGCGCACAGCAGAGACCTGTCTCACCAGACCATCTGTTCTTCAACACACGGACTTGTGATAAGTTTGGGTTCTCGTTGTCTTGTTGGTTACGTTCAAGGCCAATCACCATATCAGATAACTGACCGATTGCAGCACTACCACGCAGTTGTGCTAGTGATGTTTGTGCGCCATCCTCGTGGCCTCTGTCACCTGATGGACGCTTGAGGTGTGAGATAAGAACAAGACCACAGTTCAACTCCTCAACCAAAGCACGGAGCTTTGTCATGGTGTTGTCAATAAGCCTACGCTCGTCCCCACCGTCCATACCAGAGACAACAATGGAGATATGGTCAAGTATAATATAATCGCAACCACAACCCCTGACCAGATACCTAATCTTAGATAGCAAGTTGTCAGAATCAGTAGAACCCCAATGGTCATACAGATAAACTCTACCTGTTCCAAGTGTAGCATCGAAGGCAACTCTCATCTCCTCTTCACTGACCTCATTACCTCGTAGGTGTAGAGGTTTGTTCATCTCAATGGACATCATACCTAGTGCTGTACGCTTCACACTTTCTTCTAGTGCAATGTAGCCTAGTGTCTGTCCATGCTTAACGATGTGGTGTCCGACTTCACGGGCAAGCTGCGACTTACCAATACCAGAACCAGCAGTGATAGTGACAACCTCACCCTTGCGGATACCGCCTGTCTTCTCCTGCATCCCATTGAATGGGTAGGTCATGGCTTCCTTCTCATCGTCAGTAGTAACCACATCCCACAACTCTGTACCTGCAACGATACCGTCAGGACGGAACGTCTTAGCACCCCAGAAGGCATCAATCAACTCAGCGATACGTCCAGCCACCAACATCTCGTTGGCATCCTTCAGTGGTAGCTTTGCAATCTTAGCCTTGTTTGGTGGTAGGATAGAGGCTACCTCTTGAGCAGCCTTCTGACCTGCTTCATCCATGTCAAACATCAGGATGATGTCATCAAAGTTAGACAACCATTCAAGTGATTTACCTACCGCTTTCTTGGCTGACGTACAGCCCGAAGGTAGGGACACCACAGGGAACTTGTTCTCTTGTACTTGTGACATAGACAGAGCATCTATCTCACCCTCAGTGATGACAATCTTCTTGCCGCCATCACGCCATAGGTGTTCACCAAAAAGGTTTACCTCTTTCATGTTACCAATGACTGAGAAGTCTTTGTTAGCGAAGCGTATCTTCTGTGCTACTAGGTCACCACTACGTTTGCGATAGTTCGCTACTTGCACAGGCTGTCCCTTATACTTGGACGTACCGTAGCCCCAGAACTCACACGTCTGCTGTGTGATACCACGCTTCTTCAGTTCCTTGTACTCAAGGTCAAGGAAGATACTATCTACAGTTTCTAACATTGCTACTGCTTCCACTTGGTTCTCCGCTGGGGTTAGGGTTTGACAAGAGAAGCAGTAGTGTTTGCCATTGCTATACAATGCGTTGGCATCACTACTGCCACAGTGAGGACAGGCTTCGTGCCTGATAAACTCACCCTCTTCATTCATCTAGTGCATCTCCAAGTATCGCTACCATCCCTTTCAGTTCCCTTCGGATTACCTGCAAGGCTTCCTCTGGGTACTTGTCCCTATCTCCTACCATATGATAGGCAATAGTTTCGTAGTCTACGAAGTCATGTATTTCACACTCATCTACATAGACAGATACTGAAAGACCTACTGTTGTGAACTCTGCATTAATGTCACACTCAGATACAATCTCTTCTGTAATATCAATCACACTCATAGCCACTCCTCTGGAATAGTGTCTTCACTCCAGACAAAACCGTTACGTTCTGCCCACTCTGCACAGGTCATCTTTGACCCATCCTTACGTTTCTTTGCACCTTGTATTGTGCTGGATGCCTTCTGAAAGACGAAGCGTATATCTTTGTCAGGGTGTTGAGCCTTGACTGCTTTCATCTTTCGTTGTGCATCCTGCCTGAAGTATCCCTTCAGTTCAATATAGGTATCACCAATCAGTAAGTCTGGGATGTAGTGACGCTCCACCTTGTACGCAATCTTCTCGTTCTCGTACATGTATGGAACGCCACGTCCATCTAGGTCAGCCATGACCCGTTCCTCAAAAGTCCCCTTCGTCATCTGCGACTGCTTCATCTGCAAACACATCTGTTGCATCATCTTTAGCAACGGCTGTCGTAACGTACCCATCCTCTTCATCGAAGATAGAGTTAGTATTGTTACCATACTCCACCAACTCTAGGATTTGTACTGCCTTCAGACGAAGTGATACACCTACTTGTTTGGTAGACTGCATCATGTATGGGACAGGCTCGACAGCAACCTTGATGATAGAGCCATTGCCTACCAGTTGGTTACCATCCATTGGCGTACGTTTAGCATCCACCACTGCTGGCTTCTGCTCATACACCTGACCGTTACGAGACTTGATACGAGCCTTCATCTTTGTCTTGAAGACTAGGTTGCCAGTAGGGTTACCAGCCTCATCAGTATCATCCTCGTATGATTGACGGGTGGACAGGACAGTCTTGAGTTTAGGCTGTTCCTTGACAGTCTCTTCCAGCTTGGCCTTGACCATAGCATCCAACTGCTCACACACGTCTTGTGCTTCTGTCTCAGGTACGACTACCTGCACAGAGTATTCACCCTCTGGTACGAACCGTGTATCAGGTTCAAATACCTTAGACCAGAGTGCCTTACCTTTGATTACAATCATGTAATATCTCCTTGCTACGTTTCTATAAAAGGCTAGGATGTAACTTTAGAACTATGCGAAAAAGTACTGTGATTTCAGTACGTTACGAAGGTCTAAGTTACCCTGCACTGGCGGTTCAGGAATGTCCTGAGTGCCAAGTGTTAGTATAGCATGTTCACGCAACTGCGTCAACACATTGTTTTGTTCGTACATCTTTACGAACTCTTCACGCAAGATGGTGGACATCAGTGGCATGTGCGAGGAGTGTGTCCCGTAACTGTCATGAACCATTGCGAAGTCCCTCATGTATGCCGAAGCATGGTTGATGGTCTTGGTCATTGCCGCAGCATCCAGACTGTGGATGAAGTTAGGTGATGCCCCAAGCCCTGTTCGATGTCGGTGTACCTTGTCCTTCTCACGAGGGAACGACAGGGATACAACGTCACCATTGATGTGTGTCTTGATACGCTTTGCTTCTGTCTCGTTGTACTGTTGTAGTACAAGCCAGCCAGTAGGCGTGACCCACTCCATGTGCTGGCCTCTGTCTGCGTAGATGTCAGCGATATCTTTAACGTAGTCCATCACCCTTCTAGCAGACACAATCACACCAGCAATGCTTTCCCAGATGTGACCTGACAGGTAGTTTGAAACCTCAAACAAGTCATCTCCAAAAATATTTTCTGCACCATTCTTAATCTTATCCTGTATGGCCTCTTCAATGTAGGCACGACAGGCATGACGTGTACCAGAGTAGGGTACAATCATGACGGGACGCTTGGCTAACTTGCGGTCAATACCAAACTGCAAACACTTCTGTGCTAGTTCGTGACCATCAGCCGTGACCTTCCGTCTTGTCTCCTCTGCAACCTCAGTGTAAATGTCCTGAGGTAAGTCAGACGGGATGAGGTTGGTAGCCTTACCACCACGCTCATCACGCAGGATAGCAGACAGGTGTTGTAGTCCGTTGCACGAACCGTCAGCACTGCATGGCAGGTGTGACATGTAACCCCATCCGTGACGTGTCATGGCTACAATCTCGTAGCACCACGCCAAGAACTGGAAGGGTTTGTCTGCTGTCACCCACTCGTTGTTGGTGTACGGGTCATCGACAATACGCTTGGCTTCATCAACGTAGTCCCATGCCCAACGCTCACGTTCATCCAGTGATACCTTGTCGTTACCGTACAGGTTAGCACCCTGTATACACAACCAACGTGCGTCATCCCAGTTGTTAATCGCTACCCCACGATTGAACTGCATCAGTGCCTTGCTCCAATCGGCAGACTGAGGAGAGAGGAACGTGCTGCTTGCGTACTTGCGTGAACGGAAATCATTCTGCCAGACGTAGTAGAACTTGTCGTACTTGGCGAAGTGTTCTGCAACTTGCAGTGTCCGTTCAACTTGGATACGCTTACTTACGCTCCTGTTGTTTTCGGAGTAGATGGTTGAGCGTTTGCGTGACCATGCACGGAACACTTCCTTCTCTTCCTCAGTCATCTCGTTCCGTTCTTTACTGAACGGGTAGGGTGGCAGAGGTATGTCCTCTCGTGCAGGTAGCCCACCCCACTCTGAACCCTGCTCCCAGATGTTACGCATAACCTCTAGTAGTTGTGGATTGATTGCCCACTCTGTTCTCTGCAAGGCGTTAATGCAGTCATACTCCTGTCGTAAGTCTTGCTCTCGCAGTCTGCGAAGGTGTTTCTTCAAACTCATTTGCGCCTCACAATCGGTAGTTCATCAATGATGTGTCCATGATACCCACCACCTGTCACATCTGTCCAAGCCTTAGGCTCATAGATGCAGGGTGTGTAGCGTGGGTGTAGTGTCTCTCGCCATGTGTTAAACTTGGCTATCCATTCTGTTGTACCCTCAGTAGGCACAACGTAGGTTGCACGTTTACGTTTCTGTACCTGTTGCGTATCTAGTTTAACCACACCCGTACTCTGGATGATGAGGTCAACCATCTTGAAGCCAAC